CCATAATAAAAGATGACTCATCAGTGTTTCCCGAAACACAAATGAAGTCATCTCCGGATTAGGCTCAACATGGAGCAGATAATATAGCTGGTGATCTATGGCTTTCTCCTTGCCGCTGTCCGTGGACCGGTAAACGTTCAAGGGCAGGCTGGCTATGGTTTCCGCCAGGATGCGCACGCAGGCATATACCGCAGTGGTCTGCATGGCCGTTCTTTCATTGACGGTTTTGCCGCTGGCGGTGCCGCCGAAAAAGAAGCTGTATGTGCTGCCGTACAAGGTGTTTTTGGGGCTGGCCCTTGACCGCATAAACCTTGATATTAACGGAATTTTCATTTCATTCCTCCCGCAAAATGGCATGAAAAAAGCACCTCTAACGAAGTGCTGATGAAAACACAGGCTTTTGTTTTTAACTTTTGAATTCTGTTTCTTGCTATTTGATCAGCTTTGTCAAATCCATCCTTGCATAAATTACCCGATGGATTTCAACAACTTTCTCCTGCTCCCGAACAGTATAGAAAACCGCATAGTTTTTTACTGGCAACATTCGATACTCTACCTCCAAAGCCCTCAACGGACGGTAAATCTTATGAGCGTATGGAAACTCACTTAATAGGGAAATCGAATGATCAAACGCATCCAATAAATCCATCGCGGCCTTTGGCGCATTCAACTGGTCGGATATATACAAAATAATGTCTGTTATATCCTGTTTGGCTATCGGAAGGTAAACAATCTCATACATTATCGCCGTCCGCCTTTTGCTGCATGGCCTGTCGTATGCTGTCAAACACTTCCTTATGGGAAAATCGTTGATTGGTTTGTTTTGCTTGCAGCTCCGCCTCTTTCAGCTTGAAATATATCTCACTCTCGAATTGAAGCTTTTCATAGGCTTGAAAACTCATGACAACCATATCTCCATACCCATTTTTGGTTAAAAAAACAGGCTCAGAAGTTTCATGAACAATCCTTGAAATATCTGCGAATTTATTCCTCAAGTCGGATACCGGTCTAATCTGCGGCATAACATAACACCTCCCTGATAGGTTTAGCATAATATTATCATAATTATGCTAAACTTTCAAGGTTCCTAGATTATTAAGATTCCCCGCTCATCATAGACAGAAGCACCCGCAACCCCTTGATTTCTAAGCGCCCTGTCCAGCGCCATAATCAGCGCCACCGCACCGTCAATCCGCTCAGTGCTTTTCTCCTTGTCCGGCTTGATATTGCCAGCCGGGTCAGTACGGATAAAGATATTATCCATCATCCAGCGCAGAACCGGATGGCCGCCATGGGCGATCATTTCTTCCAGGGTCAGTTTCATCAGTTCCTTGGTAGGGGGGGACATATCCTTGAAACCCTGGCCAAATGGTACCACTGTAAAGCCAAGCCCTTCCAAGTTTTGCGTCATCTGAACCGCGCCCCAGCGGTCGAAAGCAATTTCCCTGATGTTGTATTTGGCGCCAAGCTCCTCGATGAAGGCTTCGATAAAGCCATAATGTACCACGTTGCCCTCAGTTGTTTGCAGATATCCTTGCTGTTTCCAGATATCATAAGGAACATGATCCCGTCGCACCCGCAGGTCAAGGTTATCCTCCGGTATCCAGAAGAAAGGAAGTATGCAATATTTATCGCCATAATCCTCGGGGTCCCCGCAAAACGAAGTTTTGTGGGGCGAGAGCGGCGGAAACACCAGCACAAAAGCTGTGATGTCGGTAGTGCTGGACAGGTCAAGCCCGCCGTAACAGGTTCTCCCGCGCAAACTTTCCGCATCGACGGGGATAGCACATCTGTCCCACTTCTCCATCGGCATCCAGCGCACACTTTGTTTCACCCATTGGTTAAGCCGAAGCTGCCTAAACAGGTTTTCTTCGGCCGGGTTATGTTTGGCGTTCTCACAGGCAACGCGCAGCTTCTCAATATTCACCGTAATCCCTAAGCTTGGGTTGGCCTTTTTCCACACCTTTTCGCTGGTCCAGTCCTCATCCTCCGCCGCGCCATATATTACGGGATAAAAGGTAGGATCCACCTTTCTGCCTTGAAGGATATCCTCCGCCTTCTGATGCACCTCCCAGCAGATCGAATTACGATCGGTTCCCGCTGTGGTGATCAGGAAGAACAGAGGCTGCTTCCTGGCGTCACCGGAGCCATGGAGCATGACATCGTAAAGGTTTCTGTTGGGCTGGGCATGAAGCTCATCAAAGACCACCCCATGCACGTTAAGCCCATGCTTGGTGTAGGCTTCCGCGGAAAGCACCTGATAGAAGCTCCCCAGCGGCTTATATACCAGCCGCTTTTGGGAAAGCACCGGCTTGATCCTGCTTTTTAACGCCGGGCACTGCTCCACCATATCCACCGCCACATCAAATACGATGGAGGCCTGCTGCCTGTCTGAAGCGCATCCATACACTTCGCCGCCATGCTCAAAGTCTCCGCAGGTCAGAAGTAGGGCAACCGCCGCGGCAAGCTCCGATTTGCCTTGTTTCTTCGGGATTTCGACATAGGCGGTGTTAAACTGCCGGCAGCTGTTGGGCTTTAAGATGCCAAACACGTCGCGGATAATCTGCTCCTGCCAGTCTATAAGGTCAAAGGGCAAACCGTACCATTCACCCTTGGTATGCTTCAAGCAATTGATAAAGGCGACGGCGTTATCAGCGGTATGCTTATCATACTTTGAGCCATTGGCCATAAATCTTGTGGGTTTGTATTTCTTCAACCTGCGCAGCTTGGCCGCCTCCTTTTGTAAAATTGGACAGTAAAAAAGGAACCTCATCGCCGAAGTCCCTTCATAAATGCCAACGGATTCTGTTGTCTTACTGATTTAGTCGCTTTCCCCGGTCAGAATAAATTTTGCGTATTCCTTACGATGTTCCTCGAGAAAAACGGCCAACTCATAGTAGCCTTTGCGGTACGCTTCACGCTGGACGTGTTTTACATCAAACATATTGGTTACCCCACTGTCCCGAATGGTTAATATCTGCTCGATGATTTTATCATTCATAAGCGGTTCTTGGCTCACGCTCCCACCGCCGATTCCCGTACCGCCTTGCTTAAGGCTGCGGTATCAAAGCCCGCCTCCGCATAGCCCCGCCAAATAATGTCGTAGTAATACCGGGAAGGAATACCCAGCGGCCTGCCTTCGTTCATGATGTATACCATTGTCGGTACCCATTGGCCGCCCAAACGCACCCTGATCGTTTCCTTGCGGTATAGAATCGGATACCCTTCATATCGGTCCAGCGCTTCCTCATCTCGGGCAGTAATCTCCCAGAGCAGTACCGGAACGCTGCCTCCCTTGCGTTTTTCTATCGTAGCCACCGCGCCAGCCTTGCCTCCTCTAAATAGCAACTGGTAGCCCTTTAACTTAGAACTTCCCAGCACCTTGGCGTCGGGGCAGCGGCAGGACATCTGCTCTCGGTTCAAATTGCTGCCGTATGCCAAATATATCTTATTAGTTTCCTTGCTCATCGTTTCTTCCTCCTTGCACGGGCCACCCCAGGTTTACCTGGTGCGGCCTGTCCTGAAATGATTATCGTAAACGCCATAAGTGGGCGGCCGCCTTAGCTATGCCGCGCGAAACCGCCAGGCCGCGGAACCTTCCAGGTGTTTGCAAAGGTGCTCGCGGCAGTTCTTGAACTCGTCCCCGATAAAACCGATGCGGTTCAAGTAGGTCCTCATGGCGAACTTTTCGTTTTCAACCTGAGGCTTTTTAGCGCTGGCGCTCTTTTGGGTCAAAGCCTGGTGGTTCAGCGCTAGGGCTAAAACTATGTAGCTCCTGATTTTTCCCGCGTGCAGCTCGCTGTTGAAGCCGCGAAGCTCAACCGTATGATTGCCGTTAAAAAAACTGTGCAGGTTCAAAAAATGGTACCTGCTATTGTGATAATGGCGGCCGCGGCTTTCGTTGTAACCCGCGTACCAGATATCCTCTATCGACGCCATCGTCTTGGGTTTTAGCCGGTTCATTTTATCCACCAGGGTTTCGTCCATCTTCTTGCAGAACCGCATCATTTCCGGCTCTATCTGTAGGGCCTTGTAAAAAAGGTCGTTCTTGCTGGCGATGATGTTGATGAAGTTTCTGATGCTCCTGGCCGTATGGTTGGCGCCGTCCAGGTGAATGTGTATCCCGCAGGATGGGTTGGTGAAGGCTCCGGCTCTGCGAAGTTTCCTGACCAGTTCCTGCAGTGTTTCGATGTCCTCCCGGTAGGTAAGCACCGGGCTTACCAGCTCAACGCTGTATTCGCGCTCGGCGCTGATCCTTCTGCCGTTCACCTTAACTTCTCGGCGGATGCTGGCGTCGCTCATAAACTTCCAGGCGCGTCCGTCCGGGGCATGTACCTTTTGGGTATCGTAGCTGTCCCGGCAGTTTTCGATCCTCCCGTTTAAAAATTCCGCCGCCACCTCGGCGGCCTGGTTTCTGGTAATCCCGGTGAACTCAATCTCGATCCCAAATTTGGCGTTTAACATGCTATTCAAGCTCCTTTCAGGTGTTTTTTCTTTGGTGTGTACATATATCACTCTGAAAGGGCTGTATAGCAAGGGATTTTAAGCTAAATACACCGCTGAAATCCGCAAAAAATAGGGCTTTTATCGGGGCGGTTTCCTCTGGTTATTCTTCGAGTTTTCTTATCTCATCCTCGCCAAAAACTACCCCCAGCCCGCTGCCCGAGTCCCAGTCCACAAACACGGTGCCGGTATCGTCGATAAAGGATACTGTTCCCCGGTCGCCGGGTTTCAGTTTGGTGTAAGGGTCATCCATGCGGACCAGCTGAACCCGCGTACCAGGAGGATAATTTGACCTCAGCGCCTTTAACATTTCCGGATGAATCTGCTTCATGCTTCAGTCGCCTCCTCTGGGATACGCTGACCGCTTTTGAAAGCGGCGCTGCCGGTTAGCCTGGAGAGCAGAACCTTGCGTTCCTCTTTGTATTCCGGCCCGATAAATCCCAGGCGCAGCAGGAAGCAGCGAAAGGCGTATTTTTCGTTGTTATAAGTCTTTTCGGTGGCCGTTACCCGCTGCTGGTTCTTGGCCATGGCGCAAAGCGCTCCGATGAAGCGGGCGTAGGCGTTGACTTCTTCCGCTGTAAGGCT